CTTACGTTAAAGTCGGTCAATACATAGATTGATTTTAATTCTTCTTTGTTACCATCCCATTTCTTTACATTGTTTTCTGGTTTGAATGAATAGTAAACTAAATTCGTTGCTGTTTCAAAACTTGCTTCGTACTCTTGTCTAAACGTTCTTATGTCTAAATCTCTACGAGCCGCTTCTACTTCATCTTGTGGGACATTCTCGCCCTCTACAGTAGTAAACTGCCAAGAACCCCAACTCTCATCTATTGATGCCATCTCAAACAAATCTTTGAAATGATTACCAACACCTTTAGGAGTTCCTACAAATAGTGCAGAACCTGGTGGATTTTGTGCAGAAAGAGTTGGCCTAAGGACCTCGCTCCAGGCTTCCCCTTTAATGTCGGCTACTTCATCCATCACTAGGAAGTCTAATCCTGTTCCACGCAATGAATCATAATTGTCTGCACCTCTTAACATAATAACTGAACCATTAATTAATTCTATTTCTAATCTACTTTCGTTAATCTTACGAACCCAATTGAGTCCACTAAGTTTATTCTTTAGGTCGGCCCAGACAATGTTCCGGCACATTTGGTATGTCGGGGCAACGTACATTACTTTCTTGTTACTTGTACGAGCAAACTTGGCAAGTTCTCTAATAGCAAGAACTGATTTACCAAATCGTCTACCAGCACATAATACTCTGAAACGTTTGTCACTATTAGCAACAGTCTTTTGTGGTGTTGTTAGTGGCATTAAACGTTTACTTTTACCGTTTTACGACTTTTCTTCGCTTGACTGGCTTTTTTCTTTTGTATTCTGTTTTCTTTTTTGACTTCTTGTACATGTATTTTCATTCCTTTCTTAAATGATTTCGCATTAGGATGTGGTTGTTTACCACCGCCACCAGACGAATAACGGTAACCTGCTCTGTGTCCACCACAATCGCCTGTTAAACATTTACTTCCCTTAAATTTAGCCATCTTAGTTCCTTAATCTAAATCGTCTGTCCACGGTAACGCTTTTGTGTCATCATCGCCTAATGGTGAATCTGATTGTCCAAGAAGATTCTTGCCAAGCCACACCAACATGGTTGGGTTACCTTGTAGTGCTACTTCGAATTGTTTTCTTCTCAACTTGCGTTTCCCTTCTGCTTTCCCTTTTGACAATTCCGCAGAAAAACGTTTGCGTATTGTGTCAGGGTGTGCACCAACTATGAAGCCAATCTCTGCTGGCGTACAATGTATTAGTGCTAATTTCTCTACTAACTCAGAATCAATTTCTAACTTAGGTCTTCCTGTTTTCTTTTCTTCACTCATTGTTCTCTCCCATTTGCCCTTGGTTAGGTGATTAGTGATCCTATTAATGGACCAACTGTTGCAACAATAATGACTCCACCAAGCCACCATAGTCTGTTGTCGATTTTGTCAATCTTTTTGTGAATTAATTCAAAGTCTCTGTCTGTCTTCTGATTATGTTCACGTGTACTTTCTTTAATAGTATTAACATCTTGCTTAATGAGGGCAACTTCCACCTCTATTGATTGTGGTTTTGGTGTAAAGTATGTTGTTTCTTTTTCTGCCCACTTAGCCATGTTAATTTCCTTTTATTATGTTGAACTTATGTTGTCATTTGGTGCATGAAACTTCTTCCAGTTTGATCCATCAAAGAATGCCATTGTAGGAGAACCACCGTTCCCATCCGAAACGTATGCTTTATCCCCTGTTTCTACAATGCCAAGAACACCACTCAAATAGTTTGCTGTTGATGTGTCTAATACTGTATTGTTAAAGCCGTTTGATGCTTTTAGTTTACCTGTTGATGTAATAACATCTGTGTTTGCATCGCCTAATGTGACGTTACCATCGAATGTTGCGTTACCTGTTACATCTAATGTTCCAGTTACTTCTACTGCATCATCTAAGATTAATGTGCCATTATGTGAACGAAGTTTACCATCACCGCCGTCACCTATGATTACTTCATTAGATTGCATACGCAATGAAATTACTGGAGTAGCACTAGCATTTGGTATTGTCTGAAACTCTATTTGTGCGCCACGATTAGTAGTACTTTGTTGTTCTGTTGTTACACCAAGAATACGTATGTTTGCTGTGAGTGGTGAGTTTCCTGTAGAATCGTATGCGCCTGTTCCTGTCATAGCAAATACTCGTTTGCCTGAACTTAGTGCCGCAGGAGAACTTGGTGTTCCACCAAATACTTCTGTTGACAAGCCTGGGTTAGTAAATCCACCGATTGGTTTGTTTGCACCACCCTCATATTCTTTGAATGTAGCAATAGCCCAAGAAGTGTCACCAGCATCAATTTGTAAACCATTTACATTGTAACCTGATGTTAATGAGTACGCACCTAATGTAGTTGTTTGGCCACTTGCTCCAACTGTTAAATCTTCTGTAACTTCAACAGCATCATCTAAGACTAATGTACCACTACTTGAGATTGTAGTGCCTTGAATCTCAATAGTTGCATTAGTATGTGTTGCGTCTGTTGCCCCTGCTTGATTACCATTGTCTGTTGTTGAGATTGTAAGTTTTGTTCCCATACCACTTGACGAATGGTCTTCTGTTGCGATTGCTCTAATGTCTGCACTTGGTGTTAGCCATTCTAATCCAGTTTTGTAACCAGAGTATGGGTTGAACATAATTTCTGCGAATGGGTCGTTATTATTTAAGTAGTCATCACTACTTCCATCTAATCTACCAGCCTGCAGTGCAAAGATGGATCTTGGCGGTTCGTTTGGAATACCGTAACCTGACAATCCCCATGCATGTTCGCCACGAGAACGAACACCCAGAGCAGCCCAACCTTCTTCTTCTCCTACACCCATAATAGTTAGGTCCATCGCTGTTGCAGGAAGTCCTGAACCTGCGTATGGGTTGAATGTAGTTAGTGTGAAGCCATCATTGACTTTAATAATGTCTTGTACTTCTAATTGACCTTCTACTTTAAGGTCTTTCTTAATAGTTAATTCTGTTGCACCAATCAAGTCTAGTGTTGTCTCATCAATCTTTAGAGCATTTTACAGTGTACCTACATACACATCTGCTGTGTTAAGATGAGTGTAACCAGTACCATTTGTTCTTATTTCTAAGTTAGCATTTGTACCAGTGTTATTGATTAGTGTTGCATCTAACTCTAAATCACCAACGTGTAAGTCAGGTGCTTCTAATGTACCATTGATGTTAACAGTTGCACCACCGATTTGTGGTCCAAGATTAACTGTAGTGTCATTTATTTGTGTTGTGTTACCAGCAGAACTTAGTGTGATTGTACCTGATGTCCCTGCCGCACCTGCTGAAATGTTTAAGTTTTGGTCATCATCTGTAGTAATGTCGATTTGACCACTTGCATCTGAACCAAGTACTTTATGTCCATCAATGTAAAGTGAGCCAGGACCAACATAAAGTGAATGCCACGCCTTGTCTGCTGAACCTAAATCATATGTTAAGTCTGTTGTTGGTATTAAGTCACTACTAATAGTGTCTTCAATAGTAACCCCACCTTTAATAACTAGACCATGTTCTGTTCCAGTTGCACTGGTGTCTTTGGCATCAATAATAATACCACCATCTGTATTTTCTTGTGCACCACTACCATTGTAGTTTGTGTTCTTATGACCTGTAATTACAAGTTTCTCATCTGAGTTGATTGTAACGTTTGCATCTACCCATGTATTTGAAACGTGTGCCCAATCTATTGCACCGTAATACATTTGTATGTCTGCTGGGTTAATTCTAAAGTTACCAACTTCTTGATTCGCAATTAAGTCAGAAACTTGATTACTACCGATTTTTACATTACCACTTTCTGAAGCAAGTTGTACTGCTTCGTCAACATGTAAGTTCTTTTGTTTGATTAAGCGTGAGGCTGCTGATGCTCCATTAAAGAAGCCAAAATCTAAAATAATTTCTTCGTCTGACTCACCTGCGTTTTCAAGCACTTGCATACTTGCACCTTCTTGGTTAGTAACACCACCATACTCTCCGATTTTAAGAGCGGCAATAACACCAGTATTAGTAACAGTAAAGTTGTCAGTTGTTGTATTCTGTGAAACTACTAAATTACCACTAATAGAAAG